TGTGCCTTTATTTATTGCTCGCCATGTTCCACCAGTAATATTTATTGTTGCAGTTCCGCACCAGCCCAAATAATGGTTTGAGGCTTCAAGGTCCGTAATACCTGTACCTGCAGGTATATTTAAAGTTCCAATATCACCTGAACAGCCAACGTACAATCTATAAACACTGTATATCGGTAATACAGTACCTAATGTTACCGTGGTATTTGTTGGACCACCAATAAAAAGACGTTCAATTCTACCATCCGGCAAGTTATTAATTGTAATCGTTCCCCCATTGCTGAAAATCGCATACCCTTTATTGCTATCATAATTCCAACTATATGAGGGATTATTTGGATTATCCCACCACCATCCGGGAATAGCATAATTGGGCGAGTTGGCATCCTGTTCCCACCAGTTAGCAGGATCAAGCCATGTCACTCCGTCCCCTGCTCCCGTCCAAAAAATATTTTGATTACTGACAATTACCGCATTTGAACAGGCCCCAGCTATCAAGAGCCATATGATACTCAAAATTGTAAATTTTTGTTTTTTCATATCTTAACCTTTCTTTAGAATCAATTTAATATCTTCCACTAATATGCCATTTAAAATTCAATCATTACGGAAAAGTTCTTTCCATCCATGATTCGGCAAAATCAGCAAAATCGTAAAAATCCACTGTACAATCTTTAGCACCTAATGGACCGGTGAAATCCATTGCAGGATACGGATGAAGTGCGTCGCCACAAGCTTGAGCTGCTGCAACAGCCGTCAATCGAAGCACTGTATAGGTGCCATCTGTTGTAATCTGATAAGTAAAATTGATTCCTGGTATTAAACTCTTAACTGTAACTGAGCCGCCGCCGTCAGTTGTTGTTGTAATACTTTTCACAGCTTTAATAACATCGAACGTTTGACCGGCTGTTACTGCAACACCATCTTTTGCGCTTACTTCTATAATAAGATCGTTCAATCTTGCACTATCGTAAACGTCTCCGGCAGACATATTACCCATTACATAGATTGGACTTACTCCGCCGGAATCTAATACTAATTGCAATTTATGCATACGATCTGTTGTCCCTACATCAAACCTGTCAGTTACAATCGATGCAGCGGAGCCAATGATTTTAAAGGTGCTCGTTCCATTCTGCATAGCTATATAACCATACGAGAACAAGCTGCCGCCGGAAATTTCATAATATCCTTCTGAATTCGTTGTAGCAGAACCGAAAAATATTTTTCGACCAATAACGGATCCGCCTGTTTGAATAATTTGTCCTTTACCGCTTGAGCCAAGATATAATTCACCTGCAGTATCATTTCCTGCAATCAGGGTACCTGAAGAAATATTTATTGTTCCCTCAGAGCCGGCATTATATCCGAGATAACTCGACCTGGGGGGAGCATTGTAATCACCGCCAGTAATGTTGATGGTCGTTTTACCTGCATAACAAAGATATTGAGCACTAGCTTCAGGTGCGATTATTCCTGTACCTGCGGGTATGTTCAATGTACCGACATCTGTTGCCGCTATCGAGCCATATAATCTGTAAACCAGAGAAAATTTCGCTCCTAATGTAACTGTCGTCGGATTTGTGCCGCCTACATAAAATCTTTCGATCCTGCCATCCGGCACAGAATTGTTAAGAATCACAGAACCGCCCTGATCGAAAACCGCGAAACTTTTATTGCTGACATAGGTCCAGCTTCCGGTATTTTTGGGATTGCCTGCAACCCAACCGGGAATAACATAATCAGGAAGACGCGGATCTTCAGACCAGTTGCTCGCATCCATCCAGCTTACTCCATCACCGGCACCAACCCAATGAATAGCTTCATTACTATCAAAACCGTATGTACAGGCTGCGGTTAAAAGCAATGCACTGCACATAAAAATTACATTGAACCTTTTCATTCTCTGTCCTTTCCTTAAAAAAAGAGCTTTCTATTCTCAATTAGTTTCTTTAAAGGCAATCTTTGCCAAGTGAATACAAAAGAAACAAGTATTCTCAAGTTCGCTTACGAATTAACGTAAGAACTCCATATCCAAGCAAAACTAAAGTTGTAGGTTCAGGTATAGCAGTCAACCGCAATATCTGATGACCATCTTCAGTCACAATTGCATAATTAAAATCTAAACCTGTAATATTATTTACCAATGTACCGTTCCAGCTAAGAGTTTTGGTGCTCCCCGGTAAAAGGGTAACAAGGTCAAATGTATCGCCCGCATGTCCATTGAACCCTGGCAAAGAATTAATGATAATCGTCGCATCATTTAATGTTGCGTCGCCACCATAAGCGGTGATGCCGCTTACGCCATCTGCATCAAGATCAAAAACTAATTGGTTATCTTTGCCTTTTGCGATTGACACACCGTAAGCCGAAATCGATGCTGATGAACCACTCACTTCCAAAATTGAAGCTCCTCCGCTGGTTGAAGTAGAGCCGCCCGAGATAAAATCAATATAACCCGTTATAGAAAAAGTACCGCCCGAGATCTTCAGGTAAGCATTACCTGCCGGTGTTGCACTGCCAGTACCGGAAGCAAGACGAATTCTGCCACCGTTGAGTGTACCGCCGGTCATATTAAATACAGCACTGCCGCCATAACCAAAGAAGGTCCAGTCACCTTCATTGAGGAATGTCATTGTACCGCCGGATAAATTGACTGTTGAAGTTTCACCAGTAGAATAACTCATGATAAATCTATTAAAAGCAATTGAGCCCCCGCTAACATTCAGAACTGGTCCGCTGCCTACACTCCCAAGATAAAATCTGTTAACTGTTGCATCCGGATGTGAGCCTGCATTAACATTAACAACACCGTACTCAACATCAGCAAAGCCGTTATTAGCCGTCCATTGCGTGTTATTGGGATACCGGCATACCAGCCCGGAACGAGATAATCCGGAGTCGGTGAAGAATCAGTCCAATTATTTTGATTCATCCATTCTCCGGTTGTCCCGGCGTTCCAATATACGCAGCTGCCATTATACCTATAATCGAATGCGTTCACTATATTTTTACCAAACAATATTATAGTTAATATCAATATACCAATCTTCAACTTCATCTTTTTTCCTCCAATTCTAATTAAACAATTAATACATTTTCAATCTTCAAATAGGCACTATTGGTACTAAGCATGCTAAGTATTATTTAACAAATAAGCAGTCTTTTTTACAATGACTGTATATGACCAAAAGATGGATAATTCTGACTTCTATTTTGGATTATATTAACGTGTTCTTTAAATCAAAATAAAACAATAAAATCGCATTCCACCCTTAAAAAGGGCATATTATCAGAATAAACACGGGCAAGGCTTAATATATTTGTATCAATTTATCACTTTTTTAAACTTTTATGATAAAAATTTGATGGATAACTAAATCATTTAATGCTAAAGTCGAAATGTAAATCCGAAACATGTTTGGAAGCGGAAAAGATGAAACGGGCGGTTACAGACTCGAAATTTTTTATGTTCGAAAAAAAGAATTACTCTGCCAGAGAGTTAAGCGTTCTTTGCGGAGGATATGAAAGATATTCCCCAACTTTTGAATTGAAAAGAAATTCTTATCCTTACTATGTGCTTGAATTTCCTTTAAAGGGTAAATGCTTTTTAACAATAAATTCCAAAAGATATCTTTTGGAAAAAGGTAAAATTGCCGGTTTTGCACCGAATACTCCTCACTTTTACCAATCAGATCCCCTTGACCCGCTTGAACATATTTTTGTAATTTTCACAGGCCATGAAGCGAAAGATTTATTCAGTCTTTCACAATTGATGGCAAAAAGATGCTTTCAACTTGAAAACACTGGTGAAATTAATTACCTGATAAGGGCGATTTTAAAAAATGGTTTGAAAAATAATGCACATTCATACGATCTCTGCAACCATTATCTCAAAGTATTGTTCCTGGAACTTGCGTCACAAACTGTAAAATCCAATAAGTCTTATGTATTTTCGTTTCAAACTTTCGATGTATGTGTTAAATATGTTGAAAATCATTTTGACAGCATTGCATCTGTTAATAGTATTGCTGAGGCTTGTCATATTAATTCACAATATCTCTCTCGCCTTTTCCAGCGTTATGCACAATGTACTCCTCAGGAGTACGTGAATCGTTTAAAAATGAATAAAGCCGGCGTACTGTTGCTCACTACAGAATTGCCAATCTCCAGAGTTGGTGAATTAGTCGGCTATAAAGACCAGTATCATTTTTCGCGTAATTTCAAGAAATATTATGGAACCTCACCGAGAGCTTATCGTGAAATCCATATAGATTTACTATTAGGTAATGCACCTAAGGAGAAAAAAGATGATGCCTGCTGATAATGCAAGGAATTAAATCCGCAACTCTTCTATGCTCATAAACAAATGGTACTGGTAAAATTTGTGAATCGGAATTGCTAAAGTATTTGTCTACAAAACACTTCTTTACAATAAAATTGCGAGGGTTCTTCCAACTGAGATTTAGATAACGTAAGATATTATTCGCTTTTTTGAAAAGTTAAAAAAGAAGTCCTCCAAAATGGACGATTGTAAGTTGTTTATTAACCCTTATTGGAGGACTTATTATGCAAAATGATGAATCGGCTCAAACGGGCAAGGACTTTAGCAGTGTTATTAAAATAGATGAAGCACAGGTAAAAAATCACATAGGCAATCTTGTCAGAAAAACTGTGGAAGAAACGCTAAATGACATGCTTAACACTGAAGCCCAGCAATTATGCAATGCTAAACGCTACGAACGCTCTGACGCAAGGAAGGATTGCAGAGCAGGATATTACAAACGTAAATTGCATACTAACGCCGGCGAAGTAGAACTGAAGGTGCCAAAACTAAGATATGCTACATTTGAGACAGCGATTGTAGAACGCTATCGCAGACGAGAATCATCTGTAGAAGAAGCTTTGATGGAAATGTATTTGGCAGGTGTATCGGTTCGTGTATGTCGTCAGCAAGAATGGCACAAAAGAAGCTTATTTCTAAGAGAGCTTTTTCGGCTCAACAACGCTCATTCTACTATTAACTTTTTTTCTTTCAACCATTGTTTTGTGTTTTAACTCAGCTCGGCGTTTTAATATCTCATCTCGCCTTCCATAATACATATCATCCGGCGTTACATTGCCAATTGCCTCATGATACCGCTGCGAATTATACCAATTCACAAATTTCCCAATTTCTTTTTCAAGTTCATCTGGCATCTGCCAGACATTCAAACATATATGTTCTTTCATCGACCTGTGATAACGCTCAATTTTGCCATTAGTCTGCGGATGATACGGCGATGCAAATATATGACCAATACCTTTTGCTTCCAGATAATCTCCAAACTCTTGCGACACTAATGATGAACCATTATCGCTCAATAATTTGGTACGGTCATTGACAGGCACATTATGCATACCTGTAAATTCACATGCCAGTTCAACAACATCACTAAAATCACCTGCCTTCATAGCAGGTCTCAACTGCCAGGCGAGAATCTTCCTGCTGTGGTCATCAAGTATTGTAATAAGATAAAACCAACCCCAACGATCAACTTTCAAATATGTCGCATCTGTCTGCCAAAGCTGATTTATGCCAGTAGTTTTAGTGTGATATTCATCGGATGCAGGAAAGGTTTTTATCTTCGGTTCAGGAATCATACCATTTCGCTTGAGAATACGATATACAGTAGCTTCAGATACGCTAAAACGCTCTAAATCCGTGATATTAAGGCTAATCTCGCGAGATGACATTTCCGGGTTGAATGTCGCAAATTCCAAGATTTTATCAATCTCTTCAGGCAATAATTGATTCCATATCTTGGCCCTGTAAGGCTTGTTATCTTCCAAACCATTGATGCCCATAGATTTCATTTTGCGTTTCCAACGATAGTATGTACTTGGCGGAATATCATATTTTCTCAGAGCTGAAGCTGTATCTATTTCTGAACCCTCAACTAATCTTATAAATTTGAGTTTTTCATTTCTGCTCATACGCTTATATCTTCCTCTTTCACATACCAAGACTTTTTTTATATCGCTGAACTTCGAGAATTGCTTCTGCCAGAGATTCTTTAAGCTGCTGATTTTCGTATTTGAGCTTTTTTACCTCATCTGAAGTCGCATCACGCAGCGTCTCTTTGGTTAAACCGTTTTTACCTGCTTCAAGAAATTCCTTCGACCACTTGTAATACATTGAAGCAGCGATGCTTTCTCTTCGGCAGATGTCGGATATGGGTATTTCCCCACGCAAAGCTTCAAGCACTATTCTGATTTTTTCTTCAGCGGTGAATTTACGGCGTGTAGCTTTTCTGATTTGCGAAACAACATTTTTTGGATCACTCATTTTACAACTCCTGTAATAAAAATAATAATATATTATAGGAGCCGAAAAGTCGATTTAAATTCTTCCCCATGGGGAAGAACCCATAAACCCTCTCTTAGCTTAAGCAGCTATACTGTGCCATTTCTCCTGACGGCAAACATTACCATCCTAGACTTTCGCTGTCATTTGCAGTCAATCTGGGGAAATATACGATTTGAAAAATCTTTAATAATTCTCTCGTAAGTCTTTAAAAATCCCATACATAGGCAACTATTGACACCTCTTGTCATATATAGACAAAAAGCGGGCGATGAGAATCGAACTCACATGGCCAGCTTGGAAGGCTCTATGAGTAGAGATATAAGTATTGGAAACACAAAGGATTAGAGATTGGTCAATTTGCGCTTGCAGTTGAACCCATGTGGTACAAAAATTCATAGCTACATTAATTTTCACTTGTCAAGGCTACAAAAAAAATCATGCAGCGCTTTTATAACTTTTCAAAAGGCCGCACTTGCGACCTCTTGCATGCCGAGGATCACCACTTTCCCTCCGGGCATTTTTCCGTCGCCAAGGCCACTTTCGCCCAAAGCATACACCCACAATGAGGACATCGCCAACCATCGGTACATTCATTGCAAATCGACCGGCGTTTTATATATTCATCTTTCGATACGCAGGCAAAACCCTTACCGCTCCATCGCAGCATTGCCTTTGCAAAATCCCCCGCCATTTGCAAAAGCGTAGGCTTTTTACTCATATCTAATGGTTCGTCTGATACATAAACATCTTTTGGCAAAACCAGCTTTTTGTCCGGCTGGATAATTTTACTCTGTTCTATGAAGTAAAAGCCAAACTTGCAGCACCATATTTTTTTAGCTGATGCAAATTTGCACCGCTGGCAAATCTTAATTTGTTCGGCTGTTATTCCAGGTCTGCTAATACACGACATTGACAGTACCTCCAACGGTAACAGGTTCATAAGCGCAACCTATCCAAGTTTGATTATTGACCAGTGTGTGTGCCTTTCCGCAGTTTTCACCGGTTGTGTATGGTATAAGTTTCTCTGCAAAAACAACAACGTGAGGAGTGGGTGCATAGTAATCCCAAGTCCATACGGTATCAGGTGCTCTGCCGTGTGCATTGCATCTATAAGACCCAATTTTCATAATGCCATTTTCAATCTTATAGCCCTGATAACCATCGTGAGTTTCATTGCAAGCTGTGGTATCTATATCGTGTGGTTCACCATATCCACCGACAGTTGCGTAGCAAAGACAATTACCACGTGAATACCAAAACGAAGCAATATCCGCTGCAACAACGACTGTAACACCGCTGCTGCCAAGTTGTGCACGTATCCTGATAGTATGAAACTTGTCTATACGATAACACCAGTTCGATGGTTGAGGTGGCTGATAACAGTCTGGACGAGGTTCAGGGTCAGGGTCGCACCCTGTGTTGTTATAGCCTAATCCCCAAATCCAGGAACCTACAAAGCCTCCTATCGGTATGTATTTTTCATAGACACAACTGCCTATATATGTAAGAGTATGCAATCCATTTATAACACCGGCTATGCCTTCTGATTTGCTTCGTGCATTGTATGTTGTGGGTGGATTACCGCATTGCATACAACCTACATCTTGCAAATCTGAAAACTGTAAATTCAGCGTTGGCATAGGACACGATTCAGGAACTTCAATTTTAAATTTACCGCTTACAAGGTCATAGCAACCATAATAAGTATCATCGCATAAACCACCTGTAAAAGTCACAGACACTTGGCCTTTATGTTCTCCATCTGCTGTTACAATGCCGCAGGCGTATGTTGGGGTTCTGCTATTGCAAACCGGACAATCACCTATCGTATAAGCAGGCTGAATTTTTATACGTTTGCGCGTTTTCCAATATGGGTTATCCATTAGAATACAACCGGTTATTGTCACAGACATATTAGTCATCCTCGCATACTTCTAATTTTACATAGAGATAGCCATCCGCTGTATCAACATCAAGGAAGTCTGATGCCATAATCTGAAAGACTGTTGTGCAGTACCATCTATACTCCGTCTGGTTGTCAACCCTGCAAGGCAGCTTGATAACCGTTATTTCCTGACCACTGTACAATCTTGGGATACAACTGGATAGATGTGTTCCAAATGGTGCCGGTTGTTGTTTGTTTATATTGCAATATACCGTTACACCAGCCTCATTGCCGCTTGTCTGTTCAATGCCCGATGAATCGTAAAGATTTGCGGTTATAGTATTTCCGGTTCCGGCCGATGCTGTCAATTTAGCCCGCCTGATACCTGCATCTGGTGTTGCACCAAATCTGATAACCGCCCACTTTTCACCTGTGCCGGACTCTTTCCAGAGGATAGTCGCTGGCCCTGACACAGTGCTTTTTAATCGGGTCTTGTCGTTATCAAGTATATCTGCAAAATTATGTGTCTGGTCGTATATATAAACCTTAGTTGCAGCACAACCTGTTGCATATGCTCTGCCGATAGAATTGTTCGCTATCGGTTCTGCTGTTATAACAAATCTGCTGTTGCTGTGATTTGCAATCAATGGAACGACACCGCCAAAGACAACCGGCTGATTAGCCGTTGGGAATATTGCCACACCTGTAATGCCCAAAATATTTAGACTGTCAACCGCTGCGCCTGTGTTATTTTTTACATAGACAATATTGTCAGGCAAACCTTTAGAGTTGGTATTGATATTATTTCGGCGATTGATGTAATCTTGTGCTGCATCAACCATCGCATTATATGTGCGGGCCGGTATTCTTAACTTCTCACCATCACGGACTTTTTTGAATACATCACCCATTACGCACCCAATCCCAATGCCGTGAAATTCCCTGATTCATAAACCTGATGAACATATACAGCCTTTGGGATTTGTATTAAACAGTTATTGTCAGTACTCTTTTCATATAAAACCCAAAGATATTCCCAACCTTTTTTAGAAATACCGCTTATAGTACCTATCGTGATATTGGTCTTATTGGGACTTGCTCCAAATTTGAAGTTTATTTCCCAATCACCGCGTTTGCCGTGCCTTGAACCCGAAGCACCCATAAACAATACTTCACCTGCATTGTAACCGTGCCAGGAAGCATTGTTGGTCTTGCCTGTTAAGCCAAATAACGCAGACTTAAAGGCTGCACCAACATCATCATTATCAACAATTCTCGTCTCGCTGAAACTATATACCGGCACAATAACATCAACACCGTTGACACTGTTGCCATCAGCATTTATTGCACCTTTAAAATCAGGTGGACTTGAACCGTATTTGGTCACGGATAATGGTGAAATGGTTTGAGTAATCTTTTGGGTTCCGCCACCAGTATCAAAATTGTACTCAATATCACCAACATCTTTTTTGTTGTAACCGTAATTTACAGTCCCAACCCAAATCCTATCTGCAATCTGCTCAACATCGTAAGATACTCGCGGTATTAACGCTTCTCCCCACGTTACCGGCGAAGTATCGACAAGGGCGGCTACAACTTCATCATCATCAGCAGATGGAGTTCCAACAGTCGTTTCTGTAATGATATATTCAACGGTTGCGCCTGTATTATTGCCGCCACCGCGTTTGCGAGCTGACCATCGTTCAGAGACTGTGTATGCACCTGGCATAGTTAATCTCCGAACTCAACATCATTGTTTTCTGAATTTTCAGCGATATCTTCGGTTGCCTCGGCAGTTCGCTGTGTAAAATCAGCTATTCTTTGCATTACACTGCCGGCACCCATCTGCGATAGACCAAATGCGCTGAATGTTCCAACTGTCGATGCTTTTGATAAACCGCTTGCTGCCTGCCAGTCTTTTTGGGGTCTTACAGACAATTCTTTGGGTTTGACTGGTTGTTTGGCCTTGGCCACAGATGCGTTAAAATCGGCCTTGGCCTTAGCCAGTTCATCAGCAACGGCTTTTCTATCGGCATTGTTTTTATCAATAGTACGCTGCAGACCTTCTTCAACATATTGGTTTGCAGCCTGCAAACCGGCATCGAATTTATCTCTCGCATCTTTGCGCCTTGCAGTGCGCTTCGCTTCTATCTCATCAAGACTGTCTTGTGTATCCTGCTGGAGTTTCAACCTATCGGCATCGGCCTGTTTATCATTTTGCAGAATCTGATTATCATATTCACCTGTCCTGTCAGCTTTGTCCTGTGCGAACTGGTCATCTATTTCTTTGCGGGCGGCTTTTTCATCAAAGGTAGGATCTGTTAACTTCTTCCACCATATCCAGATACCCATAAGTTTTTTTGCCATCCAATCAACGGTATTACCCCAGTACATTTTGAAACCAGCCCACAGATTCTTAAAGAATTGAACCGTAGTAATCCAGGCACCTTTTAAAAATGCACCTGTCTTTACCCACACTCGACCAATGAAAGCCACCGTCTCTGCCCAGGCAACCTGAATTCCAAAGACCACTGCATCCCACGCAACAGCTATTGAATAAACTATCGCAAACCAGACCTCTAATATTGCAGTCTTAATCGTAATCCAAAAGCCGAGCATCCATTGTTTGGCCTTGAGCCACTCTGTTTTTACAAATAGCCAGCCAATTCGTGCAGCAAGTCCTAAATCTCCTTTTGCCAATGCCGCCGATATCCCACCAATCGCATTAGTTGCATCTTCCTTAAGACTTGTCCAGCAGCTGCCAAACCAATTCAGAAGCTCTGCGCCATAACCTGTAAAATATAGAACGATGCCGGCCAAAGCGCCTATGGCAACTGCTACCATTCCAATCGGTGAAATTAAAAATGTAATCGCTGCCTGCACTACACTGCATGCAGTTCTTAATAACCCGCATATTTTACTGCACCAGATAACTGCATTGCCAAACGCGTATATTGCAGCGCCACCTGCGACAAGCGATACACCAAACAGAAAAACAACTCTGACAAGTCCCAGATTCTGCTTTATCCAATTATTGACAGTACCAACCATCTCTGTGATCTTTGAAGCCCAATCTTTAAGCATGGGAACAAGCGCAGTACCTATAGCATTGACAAGGCCGTTTTTGATAATCCACCACATCTTCTTCAATTCTTTATGAAATTCCGATGCAGCTTGAATATCCTCATCACTCATTGTAGCGCCAAGTCGCTCTAATTCCGCCTTGTAAGCTAATATCGCCCCCTTGCCCTGATTCAAAAGCGGTAATAAACTCGCTCCCGACCTTCCAAAGACTTTAAGTGCAAGTGCAGCTCGGTCGGTTGGATTTTCAATAGAGGCTAATCTATCGGCAATCAGCATAAACTGCTGGTCAACAGATAAACCTTCCAGGTCTTTAGTGGTCAGTCCTAATTTCCCAAATGCCTCAACTGCGGATTTGCTCCCTTTATTTAACGCATATAGATTTTTGTGCATAAAAATAAGTGATTTACCCAGCGATTGCATACTCACACCGTTCTGGTCTGCTGCAAAGGAAAGTCCCTGCAATGTTTGGGTGCCAGCACCTGTAATCTCTGATATTCGTGAAATTTCGTGAGCGTAATTTGCGGTGTGTGTGGCGGCGGCAATAAGCGGAGCTGTAATTGCCGTGCCGATTCCCATCATCTTCTTACCGAAGCTGGAAATCGAAGCGCCCCATTGTTTGATACTCTTTTCAGCAGCTCGCAGACCGCGAACCAGTGGACTTTTGTCCGCGAATATCTCAACATATGCACTGCCTGCTCTTATTGCACCTGATTTACTCATTATCTTAACTCCAGTCCTCAGATGTCAGTCCTCAGTCTTCAGCAAAAGATTTTTAGCTGATAGCTGAGGTCTGAGGACTGAGGTCTATTTTATTTTTTCCCAACAAATGCTTCTTTAAACAATTTCCTTGACTCTTCATCCTTGACTTCAATTACATTGGCAGGTTTATTTTTTGCGTTTTTCATATATGGATTAAAATCGGCAGGATAAAATGTCTTTCCCTTTTTCGGGTCGCTGTTTATATTGCACAGCAATGCCATCAATGCAGAGACCCTGTTCCATTCCATCCTGTCGCGCAACTCAATCGCTTCTGACATCCACCACAATTCCCGCAGTGTAAGTGGCCCAGGGTCAATACCCAGAAAACCTGCTAACTGATAGATTGATCGCCAAATATTTCCTGTATCTTTCTGTTCAGGTCTATCGAAGTTATCCTGCCGGTTACCTGGGCTATTGCCAGATTTATCATCTTCTGCTGGGTCAGGACTCCGTTGGCTCTGTCCGTCCTGCCCCGGTTCTGGAAAAAATCAACAAGCTCATCGTAGAATGCATTTTGAGCAGCTAAAACAGCAGTTGCTCCTAAAGCCTGGCAAAATTGTTCACTTGTTATATTTAATGAATCCGCCTGTGGCTTGACCATCGCAAACAGAACATCGCAAAGCAGAATTTCATCTGTACCAAGCCTGGTAAGTAAAGGCGGCTCACCTGCCTCCGGCTCCAAAAGATTAATATCCAGTAAATCACGAACTCGTTTTGCGCAGTCAATGGTAAGTGACAAAGTCCAAACCCGGCCTGCATTATCTGTAAAAGTCTTCACTTCAACACCTCACAAAAGTAGTAATATGCGAAAAATAACGAAATACGCTTCACAATTTATGAACCCGCAACATCGACCCACGTAGTAAACTTGCTCATCTTGCAGGTTACATCAACGGTGATGGCCTCTTCCAAGCCTTCTTTTCTATCAAACTTGGTAACTGTGAAGTTGCCATGAGGGCCGGAAGAATACTGTTCAGTCTTGCCACCTGTTAAAGCCGCAAGACAAATTGTAGAACTGTTTAATGCCGCCGTTTTAACAGCTGCAAAGAACGCATCACCCTGTTTCCAATTCATAGTAAATGACAATTCGCATTCACGCAGTGTCGCTGTAGTAGCCCGCCAGCCACTATTGGCTCGTGTGCTTATATCAGCCTCACCAGTTGATACCGAAACCGTCAAATCCTTTACGTTAGATGCCTCGGTCATTGCCGTTAAAAGTGCATCGGCTGCGCCGTAATACAATTTTGCGTTTATACCCAATAAAAAATCTGCTGCTGGCATTGTAAATTTTCCTTTCGTAAAATTCTGGCTTTTGACTCTGGGCTTTGGACTTTAGATAGACGTTTTTTCCCAAAGCCAAAAGTCTAAAGTCTAAAGTCCGTTCTTGGCTTTAGACTTTAGGTAGACGTTTTTTCCTAAAGCCCAGAGTCCAGAGCCCAAAGCCTATTTCCTAACACTGTCTTTCCAAATATCCGCAATCTTACCCTGACTGCTGACAAGAGCCGGATTCATATACGGCCTTGCCTTTACATTTATTTTTCGTTTTCCTTTTTTGCTGTATGCAATTGATTGACCACCATATTCCAGGGCTGCCGGCGCATTTTTACTCTTGGTATTGAGTAGTGCAGGGCCGACTATTACTGATTCGTGCATCGGGTTATAGCCATAATAAATATGTTTCTTTAAAAGACCCGTGTGACTCAATGGTTTGGTACCTGACTTACTAACCGCATGGCTGGAACCTTTTTTAATAGAGTGTCTGGCCACCTTGGCTACATAGCCACCAATATAATTGAGATTCTTGACAATGGCCTTGCCGGCTGCATTCAGAATCTTTTCAGCATCAAAGAACATTGACTTGAACTGAACTATGGTTTTATCAGATAATGTTCCTGCCATTAGCTAAATGTCCCCAAATATACATTTGCCTTTGTAACATTGGTAAGTGTGATAATTTCCGCTGCAAGCCAGGCCAAATCCAGACCATCAAAACTTACACTGCACAAGAGATTATTGCCGCTGTTTACAGCTTTGATATCCGTTGGCCAGTATGAAGTAACTGCCGCTGTATCTGCATATCGCGTCAGTGTCGTTGCCACCTGTGTCTGCGGGTCTTTGTTTACAGCCATAGTACCAAGCGTAAATGTAATCGCTGCAATCAGTTGTGCAGGGCCGGAGTATCTGTTCCTACCACCCCATAGCTTTACAACAACCGTTCCGTTATCGCTTCCGGTTGCTGCGAGCATCAATTCAATATTATTCAATCCCTCCATTGTAATATCCATCGCATAAGATGGTTTAGTATCCATCGTCGCAGCGGCAAGAGGAGTATCGGCCTGTGTTACAGACCGTAATAATTGCCATCCTAAAAATCTTTTTATCTGATTCATATATAAATACCTTTACCAACCGTATCGTTTATTTATTCTTCTAAATGGATTTGAATTTGTTGCAGCAGTTAATTTGACAACTGCAGTCAATTCATTGTATAGTTGGAAATAGTTAGAACTTTTACTTGTTGACATTCTTGCAATTCTTCCAGCCGCTGCACCGAAACAGGCCAGCGATGAGATAAAATTGCCAGTACATTTCGCAGAAATACTGCCACTGTGATACAAACCGTATGAACTCATAGTTGAACCGCCGATTATGTCACCATTTACAGTGACAATATCGCCAGAAACAGAGTACAGGCCATAGCTATTATTGCCCGTACCACCTATGAGATTGCCAGTAATGATAATAGTATTTGAACTGTTTGAGTATATTCCGCACGAGCCAGTAGTACCACCTGCAAGATTACCAGTAATATTGAGCGTTGCGCTGCCAACAGTAATACCATGCCTGCTGCCAGTTGTAGTGCTTGCGTATATATTGCCGTTTATATTTACAACCGAGCCATCATCGGGGTAGCTTAAATCAACACCGTTGGCGGCAAGGGCTGTTATATTGCCATTTATTGTAATGTTGCAAATGTCACCAACTACCAACGCTTTTGCCGATGCTGTACTGCCTGAAGTTAAATTGCCGTTTATGGTAAAACTGGATGTGTCACAAAAAAGACATACACCTGTTCCTGCGACAATATCGGCATTGATAGTTACACCATTACTTACGATTACAAAACTACCACCGGCTGTGCCACCCTCGGCGGCTGTTGATAGCCGCAGACAAGTTACATTGCGGGTTATTTCAAGGTACGAATTGCCATTGGCACACAAAACAGTGGTTGCATCCGCATCATCAGCGTACATATATTCTTCGACTTCACCTGTTGCGTTTAACGCCCAAATGCCATCGTGAATAGAACCAGACTCTCTTGCGTACCATACAGCCATTACAGCACCTTGCGAATGGAGTTGATTTGACCGATTATCTTGACAAGCCCGCCGAAGACCGCATCAACATCGGCCTGCAAACCTGTGATGTCAGTTTCGAGTTTCATCACATCAGGAATGAAAAGCATTTTTGCTGCGCCACCAGTTTCAACCCATCGGCCTGTTGTCTGGTCATAATGAGCATCTTGCAATGTGATTGTCGCCGATGTTGCAAGTGAACCGTTTGCGATACCTGTCTGTAAAACTATCTGCGGTATAATCAGCGAGTTAGGCACAACAGAATTGGATGTCTCTTTTGGTAATGGCATGTGGAAATTCCTTATTCAATAACCTTAAAATTCAATGTTATTACACTTGTAAACACACTCGGTGGCTGGATATGCTCAGCGGAATATAAAAGAATACCGACTTTAGAACAGATTGCATTAATACCCACACCCGCACCCACACCCACACCCGAATACACCGTACCCCGAAAACTCTTTGCCGTAGTCAAAACCAAATCCGCCAGTGTACTTACTTCCGGGTCATCGGGTAACTTGACAGACTTTTGAAATGCAATATCTATTTGGTAATCAAACTCACTGCTGCTTCGGCTGAATGACTGTATATCCACAGATTTGGGAACAACAGTCACTCTCAATGAAGCCAGGTCTTTTAATTCATAAAACGGAAACAATGACCTTGTCGCTGTAACACCGCCACTGTTAAGCGTTTTTACTACCTCATCGGCAATTGTAATCGCGTTATTGGCCATTACTGATTATCTCCTGATGCCTTTACTATGCCATCGGGACTATCAACCTTAAATGCATTTGCCTCGATAAGGCACGGCCTCTCTCTGCAGACCGCACAAAACGTCTGCAAGGCATTTATTAAACGCTCTTCCTGGGCAGTCTTGTCTTTTATCATCTTTTCAAGCGATGCAACCAGGCAGTAATTGCTGTACATAAGATATGCAACCAGAGCACAGCACAGGCCAAGCTCACCATATTTCATAAACGCATCTGCTACGGTTACAACATCATTGGCATTGCTGGTACTGTTTCCAAGCATAAGAAATGGAACGGCTGATATTGCTATTTTCGTTGTTAGTGACATTTAAATTTCCTTTGTGTGAAGACGAATAATCGTTCTGTAAGGGTCGCTATATCGCCAGCATCCATCCGGCAAAAACATTACCTCGTAAATAGCTGAATTAATCTTAATCTGGTCACCGGCCTGCGGAGTCGTTTGAGTTCCATTGATTACCAAATCCTGGGCTGCAAATAGAAAATCTATTACCAAACCACCAATCTTAAAACCGGATTCATCTTCTATCTGGTAATTCGTTTTGCCAGATGTGGCCTGGATGGTAATAGTGTCCAGACCACGTTTGTAAACTACAATCTCAGAAGCATGTGCCTTTAGCTTTTCAGCCAGAAAATCAATTCCTTTTTTCAAAATATTAGACATCGAAATAGCTTGGCCATCAGGCCAATCCACAATTTTGATTTTTTAGTTTTGATTTTTAATTTTAGTTACGCTTCCTGACTCCATGTTCCGCGAATCGCCTTGATTCGATAACCATCGACACCATCGGCAACGAATGTGATGAAGTCACCTTTCTTGGCCGTTGCTTTGGTATTGGAGAGTTTCTTACCATCACCGCCAGCTGTAATACCCAGCCCGCCGAGGTTTTTATCAGCAGCCTGGAAATCCACTTCAACAAGCGCTGCCGCATCAGCTGCCATATTCATAACCGTAAATTCAAGACCAACTGCTGTTGCTGGAAGCGTGATTACAGCAGCATCGGCTGTTACATCGTAGCAAACACCCGATTCAGCTGCCGCTGCATTTGCACTTGCAGCCTTGGTAATGCGGGCAGCACCTGCAAACGTCGGTATGCGAGGGTCGAACTTATTGATTGCTACATATACAAACTCATCTGCCGCCGCCGCATCAACAACCGCATTGCCAAGCAGGACATCATCAGAAGCCTGTGCATCGCCGCCAATCTGTGTTGCAGCGCCGCTGCCTGATGTACCGACCTTGGGGTTGCCATTTGCATCGAACCAGACAGGCAGTCCGGCAACAAAAGCCTCATTCTTTTTGGGAACCGCAAAGATACCTTCAATGGCAAGTGCACCTTTTACACCCGCTGCGATATCGAGTTTTGTAATACCAACCTGTCCTTTGAGGACAACGATACTGCCGGCCGCTACATCAGCAGCCGGTGCGTAATCAATAGATTTGCCATTCTGATAGAAATTAATTGTATAAGCCATTTTGAGTACTCCTATATTTTAAAAGTAATTTTTCTACTATGCTTCGCCCTTAATCTTTACCGCTCCGCGGTAATCCTGCTCGCGAACACCAAAATCGATATATCCTCTGAACTGAATACCGAGCGTATTAAAATCGGCATCGGTTTTTTCAACTGTGGGCTGATCGATTCCATTCAAGAACGCAACTTCCAATGCAGGCAGCCTGTTTGGATCGGCAAACAGATACCATGCCTTCGAGCTGTAGCCGGTAAACGATGAATTGCTCAGATAACTGCTCGAGACAACCTCATATTTACCGATGTGTGGGTTGGATGATGGTTTCCCCTTATTAGCAGTCGTTGTTTCATTGAGAGTGGGGGACTTCATGAGCATATCGGCAGGGACCCTCAATGCCGTTGGCACAAGAATAATCGAAGGCTGAATGCCAAGCGGTCTGCCGTTAGGCTTGGTCTGGTCATTGAACATTACCTCCGCATCGGTCAATGAATCGACGCACAGTGCTGTATCAGCGCCATCCTTGTAATTCTTATGTGCCGTCGAGAAAAAGCTCGATGGATTGGAAAGTAATAATCCCCACACAGCATCAGCGATAGCCTCAGCTGCTCCCATACCGATTTGTCTGGGCAGATCTGTAAATGCAGCCAGGTCATCATTGATAATCATCTGACGAGTTAATGCAAACATAATGCCGTGGGTATCAGCCTTTTGACCGTACTTCTGCTCATCGACTTTGCCGTGCTTTAATTCGCCATCAGCGCCAACCTGCTCGAACTTGAAATTGCCTGTCATTCTGTATCTGCTGTGTTCCTTGAAGTCGTTAACACTGGCAATCTTGCAGATTTTTCGCCAGGTATCTTCGATATAGCTATAACCTTCCAGGAGCATTTTATTTGCTACATTGGAGAGTATTCCAGGCAGCGATGCCGTACTGAACGCAGCAGACAGCCAGGCCGAGGCATCTCTGCGGAACCTTGGAAGCTGCATCCCGCAAATCTGCTCACAATATTCCTGGATACCAATACCGCGGAGCTTATCTGCAGCTTCTAATGTCTGGACATCATAGAGTTTTTCAAGCCGGCCGGCTTGGATACCAGATGACATCAAAGCTATAGCCTCAAAGACCTTGGGAGTTGCTATAACCTTCTGAGATGAAACAATATTTACAGTCGGCCTTGATGCCCGCAGAACTTCCAGTTCACATTTGGGCTGGTCCCAACCTTCGGCAATTGCCTTAGCCTCAATATCATCGAATTTGCCATTGCAGATTTTCTTGATGGCGGCTATGCGAGTGGTTTCCGCAGCAGCGGCTGTGCGGATATCAGTGATGGCTGATTGGGCCGTTACATTAACAGCAGCCTCATCTTTTTTAGTTTCCTGTTCCTGTTTTGTTTCTGAATTTTCCATATTAACCTCCGTTAAACTTGCGGCAATTGTTGCCGATGTATTATTGTCTGCACCCAGGGTCACAAAACTTATTTCCCCTAAGGTTGCTTTACGTGCTATATTCAATGGGCCGGTAAATTCCCGGCCATTTACATTTATATTTTGACCTGCCTTGATGAACTCAACCTGATCGGCCCGTGCGCCAATCGATGCCTGCCAGTTAAAACCCTTATCCGCCAAAGTAATCACCCGCATTGCACGAGGTGAATCACCTAAAATTTCACCGACAGCAATGAGATTGTTCTCAACAATATCCACATGGTCGGTCTGGCCGAGCAAATCATCGATGTCCTGATTATGACTGATAAATATCGGCCGCGATGAACTGCCTGTACTCAAACCCTGCAGGTCAATGACCACAGGATATTTCCAGCCTTCAAGTGTCATCGGACTACCTGTATATGCAGTCATTGAAAAACGCCTGTTCTTGGGCTTTTCATCCGCGGCTACTGTTTGTGCTGCTTCGATTGAAAAGTTTGCCGTTAGATTTAATTTACTGTTCTTCATCTTCGTTTGTCTCCGTAATTGAAGTTGTTATTGTTTCCGGTGAAATACCAAGCTCATTCATAAGCTGTTTTTCACGAGCTTGCTGGCGAAGTTCAACCTCCCAGTCCTTGCCTTGTTTGGCATATTCATCTGCCAAAGTTGTGGTATGATTAGCTAATCGCATTTGCTGTGCTTTTGCCTCTTTGGCTGGATCGACATGCTCTGTACCATCCCAGAACCATTGATGTGGATACCGGCGAATAGTACGCCAGTTCAGCGGCAAATAATCAGAAATTAAAATTGCCTCATCAAGCCACGCCTGCAAAATCCTATCGAGTATCACCAGTGCCATATCCGCCTGATCCACCCTGATACTCTTGTAATATGTTTGATGGTCGAGCCGGCCTGAGGCATAGTTGTATCCCGATGAATTACATGCTGCGATATTAAAGGGCATATTCAGACAGCGGGCGATTTCATTTAAAATCTGATTTTTAAACTCACCGTAAGTTGTGGTTGGCTGATGCGCCTCTATCTGACCCAGTTTCCAGCCATCAGGCAAAGTTGTTGCCATTCGCTTTTCTAATGCAACCACATCCATCGGCTCTAAATTAGCTGCCTCACCATTTGCGGGTGAATCGGTATATAAAACCGCTGCAAAGTCTGCTGCAGTTTCCGCAGCTGCAATAACTGCAAGTGTATATCGCCGAAGCTGTGCAAATAGCGGCAAAGCAGGAGTGATTTCAGGAATCCCCCTGCTCTGTCCGGGACGGTCTGCTCTGAACCAATGAATCATCGAATCGGCATCGATAGTGTTATATTCACAAAAAGATGTACTCGACATTGAGCCGGGATGGTTTTTGAGCACTAAATAGCCGGCAGGATTGCCAAAAGAATCGAATTCGATTCCATCTACGATAGACTTTGGGCTTTGGGCTATAGGCTTTTGGTTGGAATTATTATTGCTAATCGCTGAGGACTGAGGACTGAAGACTGAATATGGAGTTGTAACCTGGTCTGCTTCAATCAATCGTAAATCAAGTTTAACCGGAGAATTTAAATTTCTGTTTATTGAAAGTATCCCGAATGCCTCACCATCAGAAGCTCTTGCCATACGCATCGTGCGAAGTTTTTGAGCCAGGCGGATTTGAGATGCCCAATTCATAAACTCCGATTCGATAATGCCATTGCCATGATCATCATCGGTAAGCATCTGAAGCCTTGGTCCTGTGCCGACAACATCATTGGCAAGCGTCGTAACTATGCCGCGAGCGTAACTGTTATTTGCAACCTCGTAGCGGCTGCGGTTACGGAGAGTTTTGCGGACATCAGGGCTTGCAGCACTATCAGCAGACAGAGCATCTGCATTTAACCAGTGACGATAGTTATCCGTTGTGGTCTGGGCAGCATCAAACCTCGCCCGCATGATTCGCCCTGCAGGATGAAAGGTCTTTTGTTTTTTATTTTTACCGAAAAACCACATAACTACTCTGCTCCTGGAGGAGATAATTTTGAGAATTTAATACCAAGACCTTTTCTCTGGGTCGCATTCTTGCTGGCCAGGTATTTATCAGCGGCAATCTGGTCAGCCAGTGGATGCTGCTCGACAGAGACACCATCGCTACTGACTTTTGCTGGCGACTTTAAATTTTCTACAATTGTTTCTTCCAAATTTTCAGCCATAAAAAAATATGTCCCTCTATAAGATATCTATTACCTAAATGCCGATTTTTGTAACGGGTAGGAAAGAATATTTCTGTTGAAGTTACATATGTGTAACTATTTTGAGATTTGCTCGTTTGTATGTATGCGTTTGCCGCAATAGCGACATTCTTTCAATCGTATAATACCTGTGGGACGTGGCCGAGTATAAATAGTATAAAAATGCTGACATCCACATTGATGGCAGACTAATCCTCGAATAGTTGATTGTTTATTTTTATCAGGATCGTTTCCCACTATTCTCTGCCCCTTTGAATATCGGAAAGTTTTATGCGAGTTCTAACTTTATTTTGTAAATCTGCCGCAAATAAGACAGCACCCTGAATTGATGCCGCTACGCTGCATCCGACCAGACAGTCGAACCAGTGATTGTCCGGACTTCCTGCACGCATCTTCCATTCATCAACTACACGCCCTCTTCCCTGGGTACGAATGCAATATTCTGCGGTAAGATGTTCTGAAAACAACTGATGTATCTGAGATTTCTTGCCAAATAATGACAAACTTCCAGGATCACCCATCGAAACTGCAAATCTCGCATGGACAAACGATTTCCAGTAATTTGTATCGATAAGAACATGGCGAATGGCTCGCCTGTTTATCATAGATGGTATTCGCCAATGATGACCTACTCGGTCTCCCCGTTTTTTAATATATTCGCTAAATGGAATACTCGATGCTCCCACAAATTTACCATGGCTGGGCAAAAGAACAGCCGAATGTGAACTTTGCCTGCAGAATTTATATACCACATCCGTAGATTGACCCCAATTAGCATCGATAAGACATCTGTCAACTGTCAGATAAGCTCCATCATCACGTCGCCATTGCCGGCTGAGATACGAACTGATTAATTTATCCAGTCCATCATATATCGCACCTTCAATTCCGGATGCTGATGATGCATCTGCAAGCGTTCTGGTTATATTACGCAGTGTAAAATACGCCTGTTTCTGGCCCGGCCATGTACCATAATCTATAACATATCCGGTAAAATCATCTTCCCATGCAGCTACTACAAAAAACAAAGCCTTGGCTTGCACATCTACAAACATTGTAATGTGGTTACATCCGATAGGAACTTGTCCGCGTGCAAAATTGTTTATTTTTTCAGTAATCTGTTCAGAACTTAACTGATCAGCGTCACCTTGTTGTTCCGGCAATGGTTCATTTTGATATTCTGCAAAAAATGCCGCCTCATCCTGAAGTTTTAAATTCATGGCATGTTGAATAGCAGAAAGTTCATCGCAGTTGTACCGCTGCGGCCATGCTATTACAGCACCATCATCCATTGCTCTGCGATTTTCACGATAAAATTCTGTCGCTTGACTTCCATCACCATCATTTTTAAAACTCTCGCTGCGCAATTGTGCATATTTTGACCATAAAGCCTCATTTACCGGGAATGAATACACCATCTTGGTTCGTTCACCCTGCCACTGAGGATATATATCCCTATCAAGAATCTGGTCGGCAAGATCGCCAGGACGTATTACCGTACATGGCATAATACCTGAAATCTTCTGGCCAGGGCCGGCAAGATTTAATATCGCACCATTTAATGTTTCCATACGAGATTTAATCTGAATAGGACTACGTGCCGATTCGTCAGTCTGCGGATCATCAATAACTACAAGTGATGGTCTCACACTTTTACCATCAGCACGTTTGTATTTCATACCGCGAATACGTCCTTCGATACCGGCAACACGAATAATAGCGCCGCTGGCTGGTGAACCTTCTATTGTCGGCAGGACAATTTCATCACCTACCCAGCTGATTCTCGTTGGAATTCCTTTGTATGTCTGACCTTTGGCGCGATTCGCAATACGCTCAAGACACTGAATAGGAAAAAGAGCTTCTGGATAGTCTTCTAAAAGCAGTTCGTTAATCTCGCATTCGGTTCTGATACTGTCGAGCATACTGATTGCATGATCTTTGTCCGAACCAATGAGGCACACAAAATCTCTTGCGCCGATGAGTATCGACCACAGGCATGCTATTTCAGCAAGCGTTGTTTTACCACTGCCTCTTGGCATGGCCATAGCAAACAATCCTCCTCGCAAAACGGCCTGCTCGATTTTAGCCATAATCTTTAGATGATCATCCGACCATTCCAACCTGAATGTCTGTGGGAAATACGCTTCACAGAAAAACCTGAAATTTGCTGCCGCTTTAGCTTTGCGATCAGGATTAACGACAGCAGGTAGCTGGCCAATATCACGGCCGGATGCTGACAGTTCGGCGTTGCGGGCTCGTTGTTTTTCTTTTTTTGCATCATAACCGGTAAGTCCGGTTGACGGTTCGGTAGATAATTTTGCGTACCAGCTGCGAAGCATCCAGGCAGCATATGCCAAGACATTGACTTTGGTACTATCACCTATGCGCAGACCGGCACGAATGACATTACGACGAACACGCGATTCGCTGGTTACTTCACCCAGTCGTGTCGAATTCAATAATCCCGCAAGTTTTGCGGGCTTTAATTGTTTAATATCTATACTCATCGTTGATTCTGCTGCTCCAGCCAGGCTATAAATTCCACAAGATTGATAAATCCTTTTGCATCCACAGGTGATCCAGAATCGATGGCCGCTTGTATCATTGATTCGGAGACCTGTTGTCCACTTGCCGTTCTAAGCAATTTGGCAATATCGGCAGGTTTTATTGCCATCGGGTTGATTTGTAAGCTTGTCTTGTCCGTAATCATTTTAAAAATCTCATAATTATTGAAAAATAATGCATTAATTACCTTGGCTTATTAGCGAAACAATGGCCTGATGTGTTCATAATTGAAAGGAACATATATGAAAAATGAAGAATATAAAAAAGCAAAATTCGATATCGCAAACCTGATCGGGTGGTTTGAATGCGAATTAGAAAAAGAAACAAATACCGGTTCGCCAATCGATGCCCGACGTGAATTGATCCGGGCACTTTCAATATTTAGCGGCATATCAGAAAACCAAATCAAAGAATCACTCGAAGATATAACCCACAACCCACACATAAACGAAACCAAAAACGAAAGGAAAACCAAATGAAGATCGAAATCACAAAAGGCAAATACAAAGGAATTCGCGGCAGAGTTGTTGGAGTCTATACAGATGGCCGATACGACATCAACGTTATAAAGCCTAAACCCGGTCATCCTAAACAGATGGTCATCAAAACAAATCTTTGCAAAGAAATTTAAACAAAGGAAACAAACATGAAAGTTAAAACACTTACACTCGAAGGCCAAACTGGATATACAGCAACAATCAGCAGAGAAGAAAAAAGCATCGTCTGTCATATCGCAGAT